GTCGCGATAAAGAATTCCGAAAACACGACGGGGTTGACAATCGTCAGCGCCGGCGGCGCGGACGTGTTGAGCACGATCGTCCCATTGAGATTCGCGTCAAGATGAACCTGCGCACTGCCGACGATCTTGATCGGACCCGAAATGACGACGGTCGCGCCGCTGCCGGACGCGACAACGTGCGCCAACGTCGCGGTACCGAAGTTGATCGCCCCGAGATTGACCGCGCCGCCGACGTAGAAGCCGCAGCCGGGATCGGCGCCCACAGCCACACCCGTCACCGTGAAGCCGGTCACGGTGTAGCCGCGCCCGATGCCCTGGAAAGCCGAGCCCGACGTGCCGTTGACGATGCAATTCGCAGGGTTGGCGACGTTGCCGATGATGATGACAGAGCCCTGGCCGTTGACCGGGTTGAGCCACACCGGGGCGTTATACGTTCCGTCAGCAACGTGAATGGTGACGTTGAATCCATTCATGTTGAATTTGGCGGTCACATCCAACGCATGTTGGATCGTTGCGAACGGCGCGCCGGCACTCAAGCCATCGTTTGCCGTGTCGCTGCCGGTCGAATTGTTGACGTAGTAGTCCCGCGACGCCGTCAACAGCGCGCCCGACAACCCGACCTTTTGCCAACGGGACCCATCCCAATTGAACGTTGCCACCTCGCCGGTGACCAAGTCGAGATTTTGCGTCGGCGAGCCGTCGGGGTGCACGATCGGCCCCGAGAAGCCGTTCGCCGTCAAGGTCGAGGCGCCCGTGACGGTGTGCGCCACCTTGACGCGCACCGTCATGCCCGACTTCAACTCGGGCGGCGTCGGCGACAGCGTGATCGACAACGCGTTGACCGATCCGGTATCCGCCGCATAAGACGGCTGGCCGCGCTGCAACAAATGCTGAATGGCCTTGATCAGCAAATTGTCGTCGAGGCCGTTCTCGGGCACGATCTTGATCGTCGGATCGGCCGCCGTGCCGCCATTGACACGCGCGACGGCACGCATCGCCGCCGCCACGCTATTGAGAAACGCGGCCTGAATGTCGGTACCGTCGTCGGCGGTCGCAGTGCTGCAATCTCGAAACCACGTATCGGCAGTCGGAAAACTGCGGGTGTCCGAGGGCCGGATCGCGACGGCGTTCGGCGCGTCGGCCGGACCAAGAAAATCACTCATTAGATTGCCTCATATTGGATTTGAATTTCCGCGTGCACGACGCGCGCGAGGATGCATTCGAGCGGGCCGAGATCGGGACCGCATGACAGGCGCCGGCCGGCCTTGAGACGCCCGGCCCTCGGCAACGTGCGCGAGGTGCCGGACCAAGACGGACTTGCGCCGAGATCGACATCGATTTGCAGGATCGCTGCCGAGCGACGACCAGGCATCGCGCGACCGGCTTTCGAACCGGCCGAGCCGACGCGCGTGCCGCATGCGCTGAATTTATCGACGCACGAGATCGACCAGCCGGCGCGGGCGGCCACCTCGGCGTAGTATTCGCAGCGCGTGCCGCCGATCGCCGCGACCTTTGTGCAGAGATCAGGGAACGGATCGCACGCATCCGGCAAGCCATACTCGGCCATCCAGATGTCGTGGGTCTCGACATGCGTCGCGCACCAGAATTCCCAACGCAACGCGCACAAGCGATCATTGAGAAACGAGAACACGCCCGCGACCGACTTCCAGAACCGCCGCAGGATCGAGCCTTTGCGGAATTCCGTTTGAAAGCCGTTGTCCTGATAGCCGCCGCCATCAAAGCCGACATCGTAGCCGACGGCCGGGCCGCCTTCATTGGATTGCCACGCCCGACCCTGCGGCAACAGCGCAAGCGCCGAGTTGAGAATTTCATCGCGCGTCGGGCACCGCAACGGCGCCGCGCGCGCGTTCGCGCATTGTGTCATCGCAGCACCTCACACAAAACTGACTGTTCCGAGCGTCGGCATCTCAGCCGTTACCAGCGGGATATCCGCCGCCGGCGCATCGATCGCGTGCCGAACTTCCCCGGTCGCGTTCGCAACCGCCTGCCAAATCCACGATCGCGAGAACGATGTCGGATAGGCCAGATAGGGCATGTTGCCGACATCAATGTCGCTGCCCGCGACACGCGCAAGCCGGCGAAATGCGTTCTGCAATTCGGTGACGACGATCGAGCGCTCGGCGGCCGTGTTCGGATGCAAGCCGCTGATCGTGACATCGACGGGGTGCGCGATCGGCGCCGCAACCGTCACCATCGCGCCGGCGGGCCGCACGGTCTCGATGTAGTCCTGTACGCGCGCCACGTCGGCCGGCAATGGGATGCCGTTGGCGTAGAGATCGAACATCAGCGGAAACACGCGCACCGTGCCGGGGCCGGCGAACAGCCGCTCGACAAACACGGTCGGTTGATCGAGAAACGACGACACGCCGGGAACGCTCGATGCCCACATCACATAGTCCGCCGCCGATCCGCCGTGTGGCGGATTGCGCTTGCGAAACAGGATGCGCGCCCGAAACGGCTCGTCCCCTTCCACGTCCTGGCCGCCGGTGATGCCCTGACCGCCATTCGCGGTCGAGACCGCCGCCGTCGGATCGCTGCCGACGACGCCGGAGATGATCTCAAGCGGCGTGCCGGCAATCGCCGTCGTCGCCTGGCCGTCGATCGCGGCCACCACCTCAACGTCAACCGTGCCGGCGCCGGTCATCGAGCCGCCGGCGGTCGCGATGTACTCGACGCCGTCGGCACGCCGCAGCACGGCGCCGACGGCAAGCGACATCGCCGCCACGTCGGTGATCGTGACAAGGCCGCTCGCCGGCGCCGCCGGGCGACGCGCAAGGCCCAATTCGGCGCCGTGCATGTCGAGGTTTTCGCTATCGGCCGTCAGCGCGAATTTCTGCCGCTGGATGTAATCGGCAAAGCCGAAAACCTCATGCGTCATGCCGCCGAGAACCTTTGCGGTCGGGTTGATGTTGTTCGGCCAAATCCAGGCATCCGAGCCCGGCAGATTGGTGCGGAATTGCGAGCGCGCGCGCTCGACCAAATCCCTGAGTGAAGGAATTGCAAACATTAGCGGGCCACCTGACTCCAAAGAACATCAAACTTTCGATCATAGATGCGCGCGCCGTCCCGGCCGTAGAGCGCGACAACAAGCTCGATCCGGCCGGCCGGCGCGTTCGCGGTCGCGGCGATCTCGATCCGTACGCAAACGCCCTGCGTGATCAGCGTCGCCAAGGCCTCGTTTGCGAATTGCTCGGCCCATGTTTCCGCCGGCACGCCGGCGATCGTCATCGGCGCGCGTTCGAGCAGCCACAACAGCGAGCCCAACTCGCCCTCGTCGAGATCGGCGCGCACGTCGATGCCGTCGCCGAAATAGCCGCGCACGTCACCGTCGGCGAGCCATGCGAGCGGATGCTCGGGATCGACGCGCTTGTCGGTGAACAGCGCGAGAATGACGGCGGTCTCTATCGCGGCTTTCGCGCGCAAGCCGCCGTGATTTTGCGCCTCGTCGGGATCGGCCATCGCCCAATCGGCGTAGCCGTTGGCGACATCCCACACCGAATCCCAAAGCACGTTACTATCGGCCGCACACCCTTCGGCGGCGCGGATCGTTACTTGTGCCATGATTTACACCGCAAAAACTTTTGTTGCACAGCCGGCGCCGCAGAGCGCGACGGGATCGCCGCCCTCGTCGCCCAAATCGACGCGATCGGATTTGATGACGACGTGCGGCGCCGTGTGGGTGATCTTGCCGCTTTCCAGCTTGATCGAGGCGTCGTCGTAGGTGACGGTCACGCTATCGCCGCCCTTGAGCACGATCGAGATATTGGTCTCGTCGTCATCCTCGGCGGCGCTGCTGCCCTGATCGCTCGACTCCTGCCCCTTGCCGATCTTGATGTTGATCAGCTTGGAATGCACCGCATCGAGATTGTCCTTAAACACGCGGATGATATCGCCGGTGTGATTGTAGATCACCGTGCCGCCTTCCGGCGTATCCTTCGGCCGGTGCTTCTTGTGCTCGAAGCCGAGCGCGAGCAGCCGATCGGAGCGGCCTCCGAGCGCGAGAAACTTGCCCTCGGACCCGCTCGGCGCGTGCGAGGAAAAGCCGTGCGGCTGCGCCCGATACACATCCTCGAATTCTTCCGACTTGAGGCCGGTCATCTTCTTGAGGATCTGTTGCGTGCCGCTATCGTCCGTCTTGAGCACGGTCGCGCGCCGCAGCGTCGCAACCATGCCCTCTTGCCCCTCGGGAAACCAAACCCACATCACTCATCCCCACCCGCATCACTCAACCAGGCGCCGCCGGCGCCGCCGCCCTTGCCGCCCTTGCCGCCGAGCGCGCGCGGATCGACCAGCGACAACACGCTCAACGATCCGCTTTCGCGATCCTGCGAGAACGTGACGCTTTCAATCGCCATGTCTTGGTGAACGTCCGCGAACGCGCTTTCGACGAACACAAGCCATCCCGGCTCCCACAGCGCGCCGCCATCGTCGCGGAAACCTTGCACCGTCACGTTGGCCTTGAGACTGTTGCCGGCCTCTCGATCGCGCCGCGTGCTCGCGCGTTTCTTGGCGCGATCCTTGTCGGTGTCGCCGTCGTGAATGACGATCACCGGGCGATAGCGGCCGATCTCGGCGTCGCGCGCCTTGGCCTCGATTTGCAACGCATCTTCGCCGTGCCCGTAGGGCTTTTGGCCGCGCACGATCACGTCGGAATGCCGGCCGCTAAAATTGTGATCGGCCTCGATCTCGATGATGTTGACGCCCTCGATCAAGCCGCCGGCGTGACGGCCCTTGCCGCCCGTGGTGATCTTGATCGAGCCGTCGGCCTGCCCCACAGGGAAAACCCCCTGCTCGCGGCACAGCTTCTCGACGCAACGGAATGCGGTCTCGCCCGGCGTGATGCGGTAGACCGGAACCTTTTTGAGTTGCTCGTCGGTGGAGATGCCGACGCCGAACTTGTCCAATTCGGCGCCGATCTCTTGCGGCGTCTTGTTTTTGAACTGGCCGGTATCGTGCACTGCGCTAGAGTCGATGAAGTCTTGCGACTTGCCACGCCCCGAGATCGCCGCCTCGGCGGTTTTGTGCTGGCCGAGTTTCGGTTGATAGCGATCGACGTAGCCGCGACAGGCAAGATCGCCATTGAACAGGATGTCGAGCGACGTGCCGGCCTTGAAGGTCCAGGCCGTCGCGGCGCCGCCGCGCTCGACGGCGGCCTCGATCTGGAACGAGCGCGCCGCCTCTTGGAATGAGGCGCGCACCATGACGCGCCGCCACGCCGACCACAGCCCGCCGCCAGCGGACACCGTGACGAATTCATCGCCCATTGCTTACCTCGAAAGCGCCTCGATCGTGCGCGGCATGAAGGATGGATGGCGCACGTCATTGCGCGCGACCAATTCGTCGGCCCGCAACGGGTCCGCGTAGAGCGTCCACGCTAGCGCCAGCGAGGGCATAATCCGCGCGCTTTCGACGATGATCACCGGCGCGAGCGTGTTGATTGTCTTGGTCAACCAGTCGATCACCTTGCCGCGCAACGCCTCGATCGCGACATAGAGATCGTGGTTGTCGGCGCCGGTGGTGTCGTAAAGCTCGGCCTCGAAATGCTCGGCCACCTCGCCGCGCGCGGTGACGCCGTCAGGACGCGCCTTGAAGGTCTGGCGCAACACCGCCTCGGCGTACGCGGTCAAGGCGGCGAGCCGCACCGCGCGCGCGGCGGCGGCCGTGTTGCTCGCCGCCGTCACGATCGGCGACGGATAGGATTGCACCGCGATCGGCGCCGGCGCCGGGAAGGCATCGGCCAATTCGAGCGAGGCGCGCACCGCGCTATCTGCGGGCAAGCCGTCGCCGAATTGCCGCACGATCGCGACGAGGCTCGCCATCGCCGCGCCGGCATCTGCGGCCGGCGCCGTGTTCGAGACCTGATCGGGAAGCGCCGCCAGAAAGCCGGCGACGCCGTCGCGCAACTTCGCGCTCACGGCCGGATCGACCGGGTAGGATTGCCGCAGCACATCGACCGCCGCCGCCGCGCTCGCCAGCGGCTCGACGGCCGCCGACACCACATAATCGGGCTGATCGAGCGTCACGATCGCGCGCGAGAACAGCGACGAGATCGTGCCGGCCAAGGTTTCGGCGGCCGTGAACGCGACGTTTTGCAACAGCGGGACCGAGATGAAGGCACTCGCCGCGCCGGCGCGTACGAATTTCAACTCGAACGCGACATAGCCCATCTGGTCGCGCTGCGTCGAGCGCTTGAAGGTTTCGCAATGAACCGTCACCGGGCCGAAATAGGGCACCACGAGCGTGCCGGGGCCATAGGAGGCCAGCGCCGATTTCAGCGCATTGGCGAGCGCGTCGGCGTTGTCGCCGTGCACATAGGCCACGCCGCCGTAGAAGCGCAGGGCCTCGCCCATATCCTCGATATAGGGCGGATCGCGATGCGGGAACACGTGTTTGACGTTGTCCCGGCCGCCCTCCTCGTCGTCGGATTCGAAGTAGAAGGGCACGCCCTTATAGGACGCGCGCCACAGCGTCTTGAGCCAGTCGCGGCACTCGGTGGAAGCCATCGCCGGGGAACCTCGCTTGTGTATCGTACGAAACAAAAACGGCCCCCAAGATGCTCTTGAGGGCCGCCTAAACAACGTGCCGGGCTATATCCGCCCGGCCTTGGATTTCATCGCATGGCGCGCAACGGCTGCGAAGGCGCGGGGCCTTCTAATGTCACTGCGGCGGCCCGGCTTCCGGCATCGATTTTCCGGTCGAGCCGGATGTTCCCGTTGCCGGCGCGCCCGTCGAGCGGAAGGCGTTGATGCCGTTCTGAATGCGCTGCTCGACTTGCGCCCAAAACCCATCGCCCGCCTGCACCTTGATCGTGGCGTCGAGCGTGGCGTTGCCGACAATCTCGGCCTTGACCGGCTCGCCCGAGCCGATGCCCGTCGCACGGCGGATGTCGTCGATCGTCCAATTGGCCGCGCCCTGGCCCTGATAGCGGCCCGAGGTAACGGCCGGATTATAGCCGAACTGGCCGAGGTCGGCATTGAGGCCCGCACGCTTGGCGTCCGTCTGCCCTTTGACGTAGGACTCGAAATCGGGATCGCCATAGATGCCGGCGGCCTTGTCCTTGTCGTCAAGCTCGCGCAACTGATCGAACCGATAACGCGGCCCGGCCTCATAACGCTTGAGCCGCGCAATGTCGTCATCATCGACGATGTCGCTCGCCAGTTGCGTGATCGCCAGCATCGGCGCCATGGCGGCAACCGTCTTGCTCAACGCAAACCCGGTGCCCTCCTTGCCCATCAACCCACTGATCGCCGAATGCGCACCATCATAGCTCATCGCACCCGTGAGCGCGGCGAGCCAGCCGCCGGCCGCCGCCGTGTGGCCCGGCTTTGACTTGGCGTGTTCGGCCGCCCAACTCAAGCCGCTTGCGAGCCAATTCATCCCCGCATTGGCGCCCGGCATCATCTGCTCGCCGGTGTTGCTCAAGAGGTTGTCGAATTGCGAGCCGATCGACTTCGCGATCACTTTCGGGTCGTTGGCTTGAAACTTGCCGGCGGCGTCCTTGCCGTCGGCATGCTCGACGAGGCGCCGATCCTTCTCGATGCGCGATTGCTGTGTCGCAAAAATCGTCATCATTTGCGCGGTCGTCGTTTGCGACGCCATCGCCGCAATCACCTCTTGGATTTTCGCCGGATCGGTCACGCCCTTCTCTGCTAGCTTCGGTAGCAACACCTTATTGACCCACGCATAAGGATCGGTCGCGCCTGGCTGCAAATACTCGCCGCCCACGACCCCGCCCGGCATCACGCCCTTAACGTTGCCGGTTGATGTCTTGATCACCTTGGCGGGATCGATCAAGCCATATTGCTGCAACTGCTCGACGGCCTTGTTCGACATCTTGCCGCCGACAAATTGCGTGTAGAAGCTCGACATGGCCTTACCGGCCGACGAGCCGCCCAACTCTTGCGCCAGCGTCGGCGCCGTCTTGAGCATGAAGTCATCGCTCAACGCGTTGGTTGCGGCGCGGCCGTATTTGAACATTTCATAGTAGTCGGTCGGCCGCAGCGTGTCGCCGAACACGTTGAGCGCCTTCGCCATGCCGTCGATATAGTGATTGAATTTGCCAAGGTCCTGAGTGACGCCCTTGATCTCCATACCCTTGGCGAGCTTGTCGAAATCCTCGTTTAGCTCGTCGGCCTTGTCGGGGTGCGCACCGAGCGCCACAACGCGCAACTGCGCCAGCGGCTCAAGAATGTGCGTCGCTTCCTCGAACGTGCCCACCATCGAGCGCACGTTGCGCGCGGTGTGCATGATCTCGGTTTGCGACAGCGACGGGTATTTTTTCGAGATGTTGCCGGCAAGCTCGCCGGCCTCTTTGATCTCGTCGGCCGTCATGCCCGACGCCGACATGCGCACCTTTTCGTGCTCGCGATCGGCCGAGACCTTGATCGCCTCGCGCGCGACCGCGCCGACGGCATGCGCGCCGCCATAGGCAGCGGCGGCGCCGGCGGCGATCCGCGCACCCTTGCCAAGCGTCGAGGTGGCCCGCTCCATCCGCGAGGCAGCGCGATCGGCGCCGGCGGCGAGGTTGAGTTGCTTTTGCACATCGCGGTTGAGCGCGCTCGCGGCGCGACTGATGCGCTGGATTTTCTGCGCAACGGCATCGAACGCACCGCCGGTTGCATCTTTGCCCTTGATGACGGCAAGGGCTTCAAGGATCGTTCCCATCACTTAACGCCTTTTCTTGTTCAACGTGATGGCCCGGCCGGCCCATCGGAATAATTCGGCCAACCCCGCCTTGTCGGCGATCTCGGGAGAGACGACGCGCTCGACCAAGACGAGGTAATCCCAAACCACCCCTACGGTGTCGCCGGAGAGTCCCGAAAAAAATCGAGAACGGCATCCTTCACCGCCATGGCATTGAGAATGCCCATATGCGTCATCGCGAGCAGCGGATCGGGCTCGACGATCATGCGCTCGGTATAGGCCTTGATCGCCGCGTCGTTGTCGACGAGCATCGCGCCGTCGCGAGATCGCACCCACGTTTGCGGGGCGCCCAATTCAAAGAAGTCGGGCGCCGACGGCTCTTGCAGAATGATCGCCGTCACCTTGCCGCCCTTGCCGTCATCGAACGGCTTTTTCAGCGGTACCGTTTTTCGTTCGCGTGCCATCCTGGCCCCCGTTAAACATCAAATCGAAAGTGGCCGGCGAGCACGAGGCCCGCCGGCAATGGTGTCGTTAGCTGTTGAGGGGCTGATATTGCGGCCCCTCGATCTTGACGCCGGTCACTTCGCCGGTACTCAGATTGAGTTTCGGCTCGCCGGTGAAGCGCGCGCCGGTGAAGATGTGCGTTCGGGCATTATCTTCCTCGACGATCGTCACGTCGATCTTGCACTTGCGCAGCTTGTCATCCCATTTGATGCCGCAGCCGTTGCGGAAGTTGAGATCGGCGCCGTACAATCTCGGCTTGGACGTATAGAACGCCGAGCCGTCGCCGTTGGCGCCGCCCGTGACCGTGATATTGGTCGGATCGAGCGTCACATCGCCGTCAGTCGGCGCCATGCGATCACCGTCAACGGTGATCGAGATGCGACCGCCGAAGCTATCGCAGCAATCGTTTGCCATGTTCTGTTTACCTCAAAGAGTGTTGGCGGGAGGCGCCCGGCCGGGACCGGACGCCGATTGAAGGCCGCGCTTAGACGACAGCCGAGTCGCCGGACGGCGACTGGTATTGCAGGAACGCCGTCACGTTGGCGGCGAACACGCGCAACTGATTGACGACATCGACCGGCAGATAGGCGTTGACGCGGTTGGCATCGTTGGGATCACGCTCAACGTTGACATACTGCGAGAACAAATCGCCCTTTTCGAGCACGCCGAGCGCGACGAGATCGTTGTACGCATGCACGAGCGTGTTGCGGATCGACTTCGGCGTCGCGATCTCGGCGAGGTTGAACGGATTGTCATCCGCGAGGGCCTGGCGCGAGTGGCGGTTGCTCACCAGCGTCTTGAAGTAGCGCACCGCGAACATAAGCTGAAACATCGTTTCAACATCGCGGAAGGTGCCATCGCCGACGCCGGCGGCGGTTTTCTGGTAGGTGGTGACGACGCGGTCGATCGCGACGATGCCGTCGGCGCGGACCTTGTAACCCGCGATGCCGTCGGCGTAGAGCGCCTGCCGATCGACGATGTCCCACCACACGCCACGATCACGCGGCGGCAACACGCCGTCGAGCGTCAGGGTTTGCAGCGGGCGCGAGACTTCCGGCGCGTCGCCGAGATGCGCGCTTGCCTTGCCGGCGAGCGCGGCGGTCCATTCCCATTCCGGCGTCGGCGAGCGCTGCGAGCCGAGCACGGTCACGTGCTGGTCGTTGCGGCCGTCGCCGAACGTCACGAGGCCCGACAGCGTGCCGAACTGCGTCGAGAAGTAATGACCGTAAAGCTGCTGGATCGGAGACCAGCGGCCGGCGGTGTCGTCGAGGAAGTCGCGCACGGCATTGAGCGACGCGGTGTCGCTATACGGGCCGGCGAGAAAGTCGAATTCTTCGTCGCCGAGGCTCGCGAACGGCGCGACGAGATCGGGCACGCCGCTACCGCCGGTCATCGCGACGACCGTCACATTGGCGGCCACCAGCAAATTCGACTCGTCAGTCGCAAAGGTGACTTCCTGCCCGTTGCCGAGCGCGCCGACGTGCCGCGCGGTCACGTTGACTTTCGATGCCGTGGTGCCATCCACGGCCGCGACAACCGGCAGATTGGCCGCGTTGATCGCCGCCGTGGCTGCAGTCGCAACCTGCGCCGACGTGTGCGCCGCGTTGACCTGAAACACGACGCGGCGGCCGAGCACCCACAGGATGGCGGCGCCGGTGACGCCGGGCGCGGTGAACGTGAGCGAGCCGGCGGCCTTGGCGCCGGCGGGATCGGCCAGCGGCAACGCCCAAAGCGGCTGGAACGGCGCGTTGCGGCGAGCGATCGTGAACATCGCCGACAGCATCGAGCCGACACCGAAGAAAGCGTCGGCCTCGGCCTGGTTCTGGATCGGGCCGATCACGGTGCCGGCGGTAGCCGAGCCGGCCGTGAGTTTCTGCCCGATCAGGACGACGCGCGGATCATTCTGATACGGCGTGCCGCCCGAGTTGATCTCGGCATAGAAGAAAGGCACCAAGAGGTTGCCCGGAATGTTGTTTAACAACACCGACATATTGACGTGACTCCATGTTCGCCCGACGTGTCAGCGCCGGGCGGCGGTTGAGGTGGTGATTTGCGGTTGAGGTGGCGTTAGGCCAGCGGCGCCTTGACGCATCGCGCGGCACTGCCGCACGCGTCCGGTGTCACGCAATTGGCGCACACCGCGAAGGCCGCCGGCGCGGCCGGGGCATCGGCCGCGACCAGCGCGGAGGCAGTCGGATCGGCCTCGACGACATCGCGATCACGAAGGCGGCGCGCCCAATACTGCGACTTGGTTTTCCACTCGCCACCCTCGGCGAGCGGAATGAGCGTCTGCGGATCGCGCACGAGCGCGATCACGGTCTCGCCCTCGATCTCGATCGGGGCGGGCTTGATGTAGATATTCGTCATTCCTGACCTTGCATGTTGGTGGCCGCCCCTTGCACCGGATCGGTGCCGGTGACGCCCGGTTGCGGCGCCGTGGTGATCCCCACGGTGTTGAGGTTGACACGCGTCGGCATGACCGGCGCCATTCGGGCCATGCCGAGGGCGAGATCGTGCAGATAGGTGCTTGGCCCGAGTTGCGACGCGATCGACTTGAGTAGGGCCGGCAAGCGATCGAAATCGGTCAAGGCGGCAACCGGCGCCGGATCGTAACAGGCCTCTTTCATACAGATGCGCGCGCGGATCGTGCGCGCGGCGAGGCGGATGTTTTCCTCGCCCGATCGATGCTTGATCGTCGATTGCCAATCATCGAACGGCAACTTGCACATGCGCCGGAACAGCGCGCCCGAGGGGCCGAAGTGCAAGGCGTGAAAAATCTGTTCCTCAAGCACGCCGAGCGTGGTCTCGATCGCCGCATCGGTGTCGGCATAATCGACGATCAGTTGCGATCCGCCGTCGCCGTCGGCGACCTGATAGGTCGCAACGACGGACAACTCGAAAACGAGATCGACATCGCCCTTGTAGAATTGCGGCCCCGCCTGGCTGATCTTTGTCAGCGTCGTGTTCTCAGTGAAAACGCCGATCAGCGGGCGACGCTCGTCGGCATTGAGATCGTCGATCGGATCGATGCGCGAGTCCGAGACATAGGTGCCCGCGCCAGTCGGCCACGGGCCGCCGGCATCGAGCAGCGCCGAGGGGCGCAACGCTTCAAGCGCGGTCAACCGCAAGAATTCACGTGCGAGCATTGGCAAAAATCTCGTTGAGAGTGAGCCGCACAAAACCCGGCGTCGAGGGCAGCACCTCGAAAATGCGAAAGCGCCGGCCGCTATCTTCCGAGGTGACGAGATCGCCGACACGCGGGCGCCACGGCACCCGCCGAAGATCGAGCGACACATAAGGCCGGCTCGTCGAATGCGAGGCCCGCTCGGGCTGCACGCCGACTTGATGGAAAGGCCCGGCGGCGGCACGCGCAGCCGACTCGCCGAACGGGCAAAGCACGTGCTCGACCACATCGCGCGATCCGTCGGGGATCAGCGGCGCATTGCGATCGGTCGCGTGCTTCATCGGGGCGAACGTGAAAAGATCGCCCTGCACTCTGTCATGCGTCACCGCCGCAGCGGCGACAGCACGCGCAAACGGTGACGCCATGACTAAGCCCTCACTTAGACCGCAGAAACGATCTTGGCGGTGCCGACGGTGTCGGCGGCCTGCGCAGCCACGACGGCGAAAGCGACGCGCTTGAGCGAGCCGGCGGTCGTCGTGAGATACTTGTTCACGTCATCCCAATACAGCGCCTGGCCCTCGGCCCAGGCCTCGGCGGTTTTCTTGGGAAGGGAGCCCCACACGCCATCGACGCCGTGCGGGAAGGGAAGGCCCTGCGCAACGGTATCGACGGCGACGCCGAAGATGCTTCCGATCAGGTAAGGCGTACCGGAGACGACGCCGCCAGCGGGCGCCGTCAAGTCGAGCACGTGGCCGTGCTGCACGTAATTCTTTGCCATTGAGTTGTTCGTCCTCTTGAAGAAACGGGGAAACAAAAAAGGCGAGCGGCCCTAAGCCGCCCGCCTCATTGCGAACCGATCGCCCGGCTTACAGGCCGGCGTTGCGATAGCCGCCGCGATAGTCGATCGCGCCACAACCGAAATCGTGTTCGAGCGACACGCCGACGCCCTGGACGCCGAACGGGTTTTCGATGCGCAAGCGCGGCGCATTGTAGCCGTCGAGCATGCCCCACACGAAAACCGGCGCGACGGACGGATCGGCGTAGAGCTCCCAGCCGTTGCCCGCGACGGGGATCACGACGGAACGCATCTTGCCGCCGAAGGGATTGACATCGCCCTCTTTGGTCGGGGTGATGACGGCGAGCACGCGATCGGCGTCGGTCTCCATATCCGGGCCGACGGCGAGGATACGCGGTGCCAGATTGAGCAACTGGCCCGACTGATCCTTTTGCTTGCGCATCGCCGCGCGGCCGTTGCCGAGATCGTCGGACGTGAGCGCGGTGCCCGCAGCGGCGAGGTTGCCGTGCTTGGCAGTGTGGAACACGGCCGCGTTGCCGTCGATCAGGGTCGGGCCGGCGCCGCCGTTCGCCGCCTTCATCGCGTAGAACGTGTTTTCCTCGAAACGAGCGACGGTCGCGCCGTAGCTGCCGAGCATCTGGTCGATCGCGCCGACATTGTCGTCGATCAGCATGCGACGCGAAATCGCAAACTGCACGGCGTACGGGGCGACGGCGACGACTTCCTTGCTGTCACCGAACGAACCGAACTTGATCTCGCCGGACTGCGTCACCGGCTGCAAAGTCGGGAAGTCGCCGACGCGCAACTGCTCGTGCGGCCGGAAGTCGCGGAAGTTGCGCTGAATCGAAATCTGCCGATAGGTCGTTTCGGCAATCTGGTAGCGCGCGAGCAGAACGCGGTTGACGGTCGACTCGAAGATCACCGGAAGATCGGCGGTCGTTGTCATGGCGCGGCGGATCACATCCTCGCGCTGCGCCGCAGTGACCGGCATGCGCCGCTCATTGAGCACGATCGCCGCGATGTCAGCGAAGCCATACTCGGAATATTCCCGAGCCGCCGCATCGAGCGCGCGGACCTGGCCCGCAGCGTCGCGAAGCGCCGAGGCGCCGCCCATGCGCACCGTGAGCGCATCGGTGATGAAGCGGTGACGCGTGTCGGTCTCGTCGCGGGTGATCGTGACGCTCGACGAGCGGGTGCGATCGGCCTGCGTTGCCATGTGATCGAAAGCGCGGGTTCGGAACGCCTCGACGGTGACGCCGTCACGCTGCGCAGCGGCAACGTCAGCGGCGGCCATGCCGGCACGGGTGCCGATCTCGCCGATTTCGGCAGAGCGGGTGCGCTCGGCGGCGATCAGGGTCGCGGCGTCGGGGCCGGGCGCGGCGCGCGTGGCCTCGGGCGCGGGCGGCACAACCGCCGGAGCGGGTGCAGCGCGGGTGCCCTCGGGCGCCGGGGCGGGCGGGGTTGCCGGGGTGATGTCGGCGGGATTGGCAGCATTGCGCCGCATGTCGTCATTCTCCATTGAAGATTGGGCATCATCTGCCCGTTGCGATGAAACTTGCGTCGAGCGGATCGACGCTTGAGGATCGGCAGGAACCGACACGAGGGAGACTTCAAGCAACTCCCAACGGTCGGCGCGCCAAACCTCAACCTCGTTTGCGAGCGACGTAAGAGTCCACGTCGTTACGCGGTAGCCCACAGAGATGCCGGTGATCTCGCCTCGGGACACCATGCCCTCGGCTTTCCGGCCGCCCTCGGTGTCGGCAAAGCGGATGCGGCCGACGAGATTGCCGCCCTCGATCCGCGCTTCCTCGACGACACCGAACACGGCGTCGATCGAACCTTGCGAATGCGTGTCGAGCAAACGAACCTGCCCGAGCGCGACACGACTCAAGTCGATCGCCTCGGGCGAGATCGCCAATTCCTCGAACACGCCCCAGCGCGACACACGCGAGCCGGCGGAAAAGATCGCCTCGACGGTGCGCTTGGCTTTGTTGTAGCTCGACGGCGTGAACCGGGCCGAGAGATCGTCACTCGACGCGCGCGAGACGATCTCACCCGGAACGAAGCCGTCGGGAGTCTGATGCGGACGCGCGGCAACGCCGCGCATCCAATGCGTTTTGATCATTGAGTGCCCTTCTATTCCCCGGCGTTGCCGAGGTTTTTATCATCGGACGGATCGGACTCGGCATCCTGCGTCAATTGCGACTTGCCGAGTTGATCGACGCGGCGAGGATCGATATCGAGCACGAGCGGATCGTCGCCCTTGTCGGCTTCCTGCCAGAACGTGCGAGTTTCCTCGACAACCTTGCGCCAGTCGCGGCCCCAACCGCCAATGAATTCCTGCGGCGACATCCGGCCCGATCGCACGGCGAGAATATCGGCCTTCAAATCCTTGAGCGGATCGATCGGCATCACCGCCGGCATCACGTAGGAACGCCCATAGGGTTTCTTGCGCGCGCGCACCTCGCCGGCCAAGATCGCCATTGAGAGCCAGCGCTCGGTGACGCGGTGCATCAGTTGCGGCGTACACTGCAACCACTGGATTTGCTCGACGAGCACCTTGAGAATGCGCTCACCGGCCTTGAGCGACGAATAATTCGCCTGCCGCAAATCGCCGGTCAACTGATCGTAAGTGATCATGCCGCCCGACGCGATCCCCATCAACGCGGCGAACGCGACCGGCTCGAATTGCCCGGAGCCCGACGGCGAGAACGCTTGCACGTTTTCGCCGAGCTTGGCGCGATAGATCATGCCGGGCGACATGCCCTCAATGTTGCGCCCCGCATCGTCTTGACGCGTCTTGGCGTCGGCGAGATTTTTGACCGGATCGGCGGCGTTGACGATCAGGCCGTAACAGGCTTCCATTCGCAGCTTGACCACGCTCGCGTCCATCACGTCGGCGAAGTCGCGCGCGTCCATCAGCACGGGCGAGAGCAGCGGCACGCCGCGCACCTGGCCGGCCCGCAACACGCGGTAGAGGTGGCAGAAGTCGGCGCGCGGCACGAAATTCGGCATGATGTTCACGCCCTGCGGCGTGAGGCCCATCTCGCCGGGATGCTCGGGGTGCAGCCAATAGCCCTCACGTTCATTCCAATCGCCGAGCACCACGCCGAGGCGCGATTTTTTGCCCTCGAACAAGCCGTTGCGTTCGGTTGCGATCACGTCGCCCTCGACGACTTGCAGCGCCAGCGGAATGCGACGATCACCGCCGCGCTTGCGCGGCACCATGCGCACACCGCTATCGCCGCGCTCAAGCGACGAGCGGAACGCCGTCAACTGCTGCCCGGCGAAATCCTGCACGCCCTCGATATCCGACGACAGGCACCATTCATCCCACAGCGCTTGCAGCCGCTCATCTTCCCAGGACACGGTGATGCCGGTGCCGATCACATGCGCCGACAACACGTCGAGGCATCGCGCGCCAATCCACGTGTTGCGCACGAGATCGCTTGAGCGGGCGCGAAGCTTTGTCAGCGCCGGCCCAATCTCGCCGTTGGCGCTATCCTGCAACGATCCCTTGAACGATTTGCCGCGCCGGCCAACCATCGCGCCGTCATAGGATCGGCCGGCATCGAGCGCGGCGAACGCGTGAGCGCGGCGAACGGCGGCCATCGGCGCGACGTAGGCGAGCGCCTTGAGAAACCTCGACATGCGCTAATCCCTGCAATGCTCGACATAAGAGACCGTCGAGCGCGCGCCCGACGATGACACCTCGGCGATCATGTCGCCGAGGATGGATCGCATTTCAGCGAGCGAGCGATATTCGACCGTGCGGCTATCAGGCCCCGAGCCGAACGTGACCTTTTGCGCGCCCGTCGCAATCGCGGCCTTGAGCGCGTCGATGTCGTCTTGCGTGTAAGACATTCAGCCCCCTACCCGGCGAATGCGCCGTTCGCGTAGACGAGCCCTGCCTCGAACGTCGGCCGGCGCAGCGTCAGCGTGATGTTGCCTGCACCGAAGAAAATCGGAGTCAGGAGGAATTGCGTGTACCACTGCGCAGTAGCGCCGGGGAGCAGATCAACAGGCCGCGTCTTGGGAGTCCGCAGCCGCAGCGGATAGGCTGCCGCCGGGCTAACCCAATTCGCGACGTTCGAATACATATCGTAAGTTGACGCGCCGACGTTTGAGCCGCTAACCACGGCGCCGATTGCATTCGTGAGATACGGCACCGACGCATTCAAAGCGCCGGCGGCGACATCCACGTCGATGCCGCACGTGAGATAGTTATTCAGCGACCACAGCCCGAGGGCCGGTTGAGCCAAAAGGATTTTCACCGACGAGTCGGCTGCGCTGGCGCTAAATGCAAACGTGACATCGTTTCCGAGCCCGTTCGCGTTCGCCGCATAAGTGATGTTGCACGTCGTCGTCGCGGCGCCAGAGAGCGTCACGCCGCCCGGAACGTTGCCCGTGCCCGCGATCGTTGTGCGAATTCCGCCGCTCGTCGCATTGAATAGCGGATTAGCGAAAAGCTGGCGCGTGTAGTTCGAATTGAGCATCGCGATATGCGATGGCCCGCTATCGTTTCCGAGCACCACGGGATCGAGCATTTGCTTGATGTCGATGGCCTCGGTGTACGCCATCAACGGAAAGGCATGCGTGCCGTCCGACGAGAACCCAGGCTTGAAGGCGAGTGCGGTCGTTGACGCCGTCGCGGCCCAAATGCGCGGGCGCGGATCGTAAAAATAGGCTCCCGGCGTTACCGCGCACCATGCTTTCAGCATGTCCGATGCAAGAAACACTTGGTTCAACATCGCTTGCGAGACGCCGGTCGATCCCGGCTCGGCCGTGATCAAGACGCGCTTTCCGATCGCGAGGGCCTTCGTGGCCGCCGCGATGATGTCGCCAACCGAGACTTGCGCAACATTCGTCGCCGTCACGACAACGCCATTGCTATTCGTGTACGGAAAAACGCCGCCGTTCGGAACCGCCATGATGGCGTTGATCAGCGGCTTGTCGAATACCAGCCAGCCCGACTTGCTCGCGAGCGCCTTGCTCAGATTGGCGTTGATGTATTGATCCGGCGTCTTGCCGGAGATGCCGAGCGCAAGTCCGAGCTTGTACTTGTGCATGCTCATCGCACGCACCCAGGAGAACCAATGGTTGGCTTGAGTGCCGTGGGCCTGGCCGAGGATGGCCGAGGAAATCGCATCGGCCCGGCTATCGCCGAGGATGTCGAACGTATCCCATAGATATTGCCGCGCCGGATACATTCCGAGCGCCGCGAGGTGCTTGAGCGTTTGGCTGATCGATGTCATGCCTTCACCCACGCACTGACTGCGGTCAACTGGCCCGACGTGTAGGTGAACGTCTGCACCCACGTGTTGACGCCATCGCTAAACGAATCCGTCGCGAGGTTGTTGTCGGCGCCATACGTGAAAGCATGCGCATAAAAATCGGGGTTGATGGCGGCACCGGCGCTATCGCGAGCGCCGACGACGACGGCCTCAAGTCGATGTTTGCCGTCGGGGCCGACATCGGCCGTTAGCTGATCGAGAGATTTAACCGGCGCCTCAGTCATCGGGGCGATACTCCTTACTAGGCGATCTTGGCGCTTGCGAACTGCACAAAGACGCGATCGAGCCACGTGTTCACGGTGCCGCGAAGCACCGCAGATGGATTTTCCTTGCCGAACACACGGAAAGGCATGTTCGATTTATCGACGGCCTCGACGGCCGCCGCGCTCAACATCGGAACGTCGAGCGCATCGGCCGGGAAGTTGAATTTCGTCGCGTTGATGCGATTGCCGATCGCGATGTGACGGGCGCCGGCGGCGAGCCTGGCCGCGACCGGCTTGATTTCATCGATCGACGTTTGCGTGTTGCCGAGCACGTGCAACACGGTGATCGCGTATTTGTCGAGATCGAGAAACCCGATATCGGCGAGCAATTGCAGCGTCGGCGACAACAGCCCGGCGCGGATGTCGATCACCGTAGCCGCGAGGCTGTTGAGCGTGTCGAAAACGCGCATCTGCCCGTCGGAGTCGACGAGATCGACCACCTCGGCGCGCTCGGGATAGAAACGCTTGAGCACGCCGCCCGGCACCTCGTTCTCGGTATCGAAAGGCCGGTTCTGCACGCCGAGCGCGTCGAGATAGTCGAGAAACGCGCGGGTGATGGTGGTTTTGCCGACGCCGCCCTTGTCGGCGCCGATGATGTAGAGGCTCGGCTTAGTCATGGTGCGGTGTCCTTTTGTATCGTACGAAGCAAAACCGGCTATCGGCTGCCCCAATTGCTGAGATCGCGGCCGATCCACCCCGAGCCGCTCGGCTCGTCTTGGGATCGCGCCGCCGGCGCGTCGTCACTGGCATTTGCGGGCGGTGACACGACTTGAACCGGCGGCGGATCGTCGCCGTCCTGATCGGACGGCATTGCGGACGCGGGACTAGACGCAATTTGAACGGCGAGCGGGCGCGCGGCGAACAGATCGCCTTGCGAGATCGTCGGCGCGCGCTCGCGCGCAAGAATTTTCCACTCGTCCTCGGTCATCGTGGACAAGCCGAGGTGATCGGCGACGGCCATGTTGTACACGCGGCAGTCAAACCAATGGTTGGCCTGGTTTCCGCGCGGCTCCCAACGCTTGGTTTGCCGCCCGCGATTGCGAACATCGGCGAGATATTCGGCCGTGACCTGTTTGAAGTAATTCTCGTCGAGAAACTTGCCGAAATGGCAGTAGCCCGGCGGATCGACTTCGTGGCCGGCCGACTTGCCCTCTTTGCGCAAATCTTCGTACCAATGGCCCTTCAACGGCCACGTGCCGACGGGCCACAGCTTGACATAACCAAGCTTGCGGCCGTCGAGATCGATATCCTTGACGCTCGGCGTACCGATCGCCGGCAGATGCCAGCCGTC